CCTGCTGTAGAGCAAACTCTGCTTGCATCTTAGCGATAGAGACTTCAACATCTAACTTCTTTAGTTCATGTTCTCTTTCAAACTTCCTATCTAAGATCTTTAAGACTTCAGGAGCAAGTCTAAAAACACCACCGATCAGAGCACCAATGAGTTCAAACATTAGCAAATTCTCCCATGATCTGACGAACAATACTAGGAGACATAGAACTTACATTAATACCTCTTTTCTGTAGTTCTTGTTTTATCTCATCTAGAGATGGTCCTGGCTCTACAGGAGATGTTGTTGGTAACTGTTGCATAGACTGATCTTCTGGTGTCTCTGGTGATATTTGAGGACCAGCACGAAGAGCCATAGCACCTGTATACTTACCAACAGCTTCAATACCACGTTGAATAACTTCTGCTTTTGGTTTCTTTCTTTGAGATTCTTTTAACGCATTGTTTATGTTAGGATCAAAGAATACTTCAGACAAAGCCTTTGGAGAAGCAACATAGTCAGCTAAGCCTTTAATACTGTCTGTTAAGATCTTAACTAAGTTACCAGATTGTGCTGTACCACCTAACGCCCTAGTAGTGGCGTAAGCCTCACCACCAGACATCATAGAAGAACCACCTGCTCTCCCTTCAGACTGTAAAGCCTTTTGCATAAAAGACATTGCTTTGATAGCATCTGCTTTGTCTGCTGCTGTTGGGAACAAGAAGTTAAAGTCACCAGACTGAATACCCTTTAGGGCTGCTTGGATATTAAAGGTAGGTGTGTTCGCAGCAGCACCTTTGATGTCTGCTTTGTTAAGTACATCTTGAAATAAGATACCACGTACTTGATTAGCTACATCAGGTGCTTGTTGACCTAATGTGCTGAACACAATAGCTTGTTGTGATTTAGGAAGTGTTGCTAGCTTCATAGCAACATCTTCAGGAACTAAGTCAGTAACTCTTTCTACATCAAAAGTCTTAGTAATAGGATAGTTAGCAAATTCTTCAATCTTGTCTATGTTTTTAGCAAAGTTATCTCTTGCTACTTTTAAACGATCTGCTCCAGGGACACCTTGATCAATAGCTAAATCTAAAGCATCTTTGTAAGCTCTTAGAACCTGTCTAGCAAAGTTCTTTACTTGTCCTTGAGCAACACCAGCAAACATATCACTACCGCCAACATCAGCTAAGGAGCCAGCACCTTTAAAGGCTGCTTCGCCCCATGCTGATATGTTTTTCTGTAAACGATCAATATCAATATTTCTTGCTCTATCAGGAATAGCAGGAACTACTGTAGTTGTTGCGGGTTGTCCACTAGGACCAAGAACTGTTGACTGAACAGTCTGTGCTGGTTGTCCAGGTTCAACAAACTCTTCTCTTATTTTCCTAAGTGCAGAAATAAAAGCAGAATTCTGTGGTGTCTCTGGTCCTAACTGAGCTAACTGTTGATCTACCATCTGTAAAACAGGCGTAGTATCAACTAAACCACCAGCATTCTTTGCAGCAGTAAAGTCTCTTTTAGCTTGTGACTTAAGTTGATTTGATAGAGCTGATCCAAAGTTGTTAAATGACAACCATACTTGGTTAGTCAACGCAACAGGATCAACATTCATATCCCCTGCTCTGTTAAATAAACCAGTTAAGTAGTTACGGACATCAGAGGCTTGTTGTATATCAAACTGTCTTGGTAGATCACCGCTTTCTGGTGCAGCACGAACACGTTCTTCCCTAGCCAGTTGTTGGCGATTACCTGTGAACTGCCCTGGTGTGAGTCTACCTACATCAAGGACACCAGTATCAGCCGGTGTTCGTATACCTTCAGGCTTTAACAACTGACTTCTACCTGCTCTTAAACCACTAGCAATAGCGTATGGAGAAGCCTGTAGAGCAAACTGTGCAGCAGGAGAATCAGGTGCTATTGTACTTGCAGCTACGCCTGTAGCACCGGCTACAGGAGCCTCTATAGCAGCAGCACCCATACCAGCCCTGCCTGTAATACCAGGAAGACCAGCAGCAGTCAATGCAGCAGCAGGGGCAGCAGCAGCACCAAACTCATAAGCACCTCGAAAACCTGGGATAGTGTTTAAGTCTACTCCTGATAGTTCTTTTACACCTTTAACCATACCTTGTGTTGAAAAGGCAGACGGGTCTTGTTTTTTCTTAAGGTAATCGTATAGGTTACCCCAACCACCAACAATGTCTAAAACACCTTTAGCGCCACCTTTAACTAAAGACTCACCAAAGTCTCTTACATTCTGTGTAAATGTCTTTTCTTGAGCTGGCTCAAACACAGATCTTTGGTTTTTTGCATCACCACCATAAGCGTTAGGATCAATACCACGCTTACGCATTTCAGCTTCAATGGCTTGCATTTCCTCAAGGTTCATAGCCATTATTAACGCCTTCCGCTTTTGTAAGCATCAATGAGTTCTTGATCAGTCATGTCAGACGCTTTCTTTGCCGTCTGCGGAGATATAGTTAGAGGTACTGTTGGTACATAACCAGATAGTCCTTTATTTTGTCTTGCGTAACTTTCTAAAGAACTAGATTCTTTAATAACATCATTAGCACGTTTCTGTAAGTAAGAAATAAGCTCTGCTCTTGCCTGTGGACTGTTCTCAAGTTGTGGGACAATACGAACAATAAACTCTCTATCAGCGTTAGACGGGTTAGATCCAAGAGCTTTAATTTTTGCTAACACAAGATCACCAGCACTCTTTGTATAAGCTTCAGAGTTAGCTAGCTTTTTAACATCGTTAGCACCAAGTAAACCAATCGTATTAAAGAAGTTTGCTACACCAACCCTACCAGAAGCAAACGTACCGCTAGTAATGTTTTGTTGATTACGTGTAGCCATTTCATTTAAGCTATTCAGTTCACCAATAGCAGTTGTACGTAATTCTCTGGCTTTAACAACTGCGTTAGCGTCTTCTTTTCCTATTTGTTTTTGAAACTCAACTTCTTGTGGAGGCATGTTAGCTGATGCGTTGACATTAACTCGTGAGGCTTTATCAACAGGTTCAATCTGATTAGTTTTTAAGTTACGTTGAACTGCCATTGGTCTGCCATCAGCCCCAGGTATTTGATACACGTCAGAATACTTAGTAGCATCAACAGGAACAAGGTCTTTGTAATTTCTTGATTGTTTAAAAGCTTCTAAACTTTCTGGTGTAAACTTAGCAGGATCTACATTACCAAATAGTTTTACTTCTTGTTCTCTCCTAGCTTTCTCAGCCAAGGCTTCCGCTTGTGTTTTTTGTGCACCTGTTTTACCAATCTGAGCCTCTAGCAATCCACGCTTAAGCTCACCCATCGTCTTAGACTCTTCAGCAGCCTTAACCTGTGCAGCAGCAGCGATAGCTTCCTGTGTTAGACCAAGCCTAGTAGCCTCTCTAGCCATGATCTTGTAAGCTTCAGCAGGGTCTTGTCCATCCCATTGTGCTGAGATAGCATTCTTTAGTTCCTGTCTAGCTGATGCTTCCTTCAGCTTAGGGTCTTCCACACCGAACAACCCTGCAATAGATCTACCAGCCTGTGTACCTGCCATACCCATACCAGCCCTGATACTCTGGTATGGTGTTAATCTAGCTTGTGCTATTGCGTTTTCTCTGTCCTGTTGCATCTGCTGTTGTTGTACATCGTAGATGCTTGGACCAAATAGACTTTGTTGCTGTGCCATTATTGTTCCTTAGATAAACAATCCAATGTCTTGATTACCGTAGCCTAGTCCAGTACCAAAACCTAAACTATTGATGTTTCCAGCAGCATTAGGATTTAGTATGTTACCTAACAAGCCTCCAACAGCACTGCCTAAAGCACCTTGGTTACCTAGTAACTGATTAGCTACATTCTGTCTAGCTCCTAACAAGCCTGCTAAAGCCTCTTGTTGAGCTTGTAAGTTACCTGCTAAACCAAGACTACGTAGGTTACCTTGTGTATTCAAACCAGCTAACTGTGCTTGTAACAATTGTTGTACACCAGCCTGTTGAGCATTAGCAGCTAACTGTTGACCTGCTAAGCCTGTCTGAGCCTGTGTCATGTAACCCTGTGCTGCTGGTTGAGCGAACAATCCTGCTGCACTGATTCTACCTTGCTGTGCTAGCTGACCTAACTGACCAGACAATTGAGCCTGTGCCATCTGTTGCTGTGTTAACTGTTGGATAGGTGCTAGTGCAGCAGTGCCTTGGCTGAGAAGCGTACCACGTTCTCCTAAAGCAGCCTGTCTAGACTGTAGTTCTCTTTCTAGTTGCTGTCTAGCAATAGCTTGTTCCTGTGCTAACAGTTCTGGAGCTGTAGATACTCTTGCTTTACCTGTTATAGGATCAATGTTACTAGATAAGATATTTAACCTACCTTGTTGACGCATACGTTCTTCAAGAGCAAGTCTCTGACGCTCTATTTCAGGTGCAGACAATGCAGCTAACTTGTTGTAGTAATCCTGGCTAAGCTGGTCTACGTCAGTCATGTTAGCAGCATTGATAGACTTATAAACAGACTGTGCTAATGGATTATATATACCAGCTCTTGCATCTTCTGTCAAGGCAGTGCTAACTTGTCCTGTCTTAGGATCATAGGTAGTTCCGAACAAAGAACCAGTAACACCATAAGGTGTAAACTGACCAACCATGTTAGCAGCAGTTTTACCTACATTCATCAAACCTTGCTGCGCTGTACTGCCTAATGTCTGTGTATAAGGAAGAATACCTTGAGCAATCTGTGTTTGACCTAACCTAGCTGCTCCACCTGCTAAAGTATACTGACTACCTAAAGTATTAGCTAGATTTGTGTATTCTGTTTGAGTTAGTTGTCCTTGCTGACGTAACTTATCAGCAGCATCCTGAACCATTGCTAAGTTAGCACCAGAACTAATCAAACCACCTAAGATATTCTGTGCATTAGTGTTCGTTAAACCATTCACTAAACCAGTAGCTAATGTACCTAGCGTTAATGGTGACAGCAAACCACCTGCAGCAGCTCCCGCAGTTGCTCCTGTTGCTGTTGTCGTAGGTGTTGTTGTCGTTGTTGGTGTCGTTGTCGTTGTTGGTGTCGTAGTAGTTGTTGGTGTCGTTGTTGTTGTTGGTGTCGTTGTTGTTGTTGGTGTCGTTGTTGTTACTGTAGAAGGAGTAAATAACGAAGCTGGAGTACCTGCTGTAATTGATCCACCACCCCCAATAACTTCCCCCGTAGCAGTTACAACACCAGTAGCAGCACCTGAAGTTGCTGTACTAACACCAGCAGCAACGGCATCAGCAACTGATAAACCAGCAGCTACATTACCAGAAGCAACATCAGCGGCAATAGCAGCTAAAGAAGCGTTACCAGTAGCTGCTAGTGCATCAACAAATGCTGATGTAGCAGCTTGTGATGCTGCACCTTCAACACCAGCAACAGCTAAAGAAGAGTCACCTAGTACAGCAGCGCCAGTACCTGCACCACCAGTAGAGGCTCCTGTTGCAGTACCAGCCAAATCAAATAAACCAGGGGCAAGAAAACCAGCGGCCATTAAACCAAGTGTAATATTCCTACCGATTGTAGGCATAGAACTACGATTTACAACCTGAGTTGTTACTTCACCTGTTGCCGGATCAAGGATATCAGCTCTATACTTATCCTTATTCATCCCTGTTTGATCGGCATTTAACTTCTGAATAACTAAAGATCCGTTAGGATTACGGAAAACATCCCAGTTACTTCCTTCAAAGGATATCTCACCTGATTTGATATCTGTTTGAATTCCTGGTTGTTCTTGGTTACCTACTTCAGCATCCCATTGAGCCTGTAAAGGAGCTAATGCTGAATTAAGAGCTGTTGTTTTATTGTAGGCATTGACAGCCGTATCAATAATATTCTGTACAGGGTCTACTGTAGCGGTTTGTGTTGTACTGCTTGTTGTGGTTGTATTTGTTGGCTGTACCGAAGCAGTAGAAGTTTGCTGTGCATACGAATTTATAATATCATATGGAGATTCACCAGAAAACAAACGCTGATTAACAACAAACTTAGGCAAACCTGTGACAGAAACAACATAATTAATATCAGCTTCCGATGGTGTAGATGAAGCAGGAGGTGTATATACAGGTTCTTCATACACAGGCTCAGCAGGCTGTGTATAAACATTATCTTGCTGAATAGTATTCGTAGTAGTTGGTTGGTTTACTACAGGTGCTGGCGGAGGACTACCATCTCCCATACCACGTTCAGCAAACCAATAAACGTCACTTGGTTGTATCCAACCTGCTTGTAGAAGATCGTAGGTTGTTACACCCTTGCTTTTGAACCAATCTACCTTGTCGCCTGGAAGAAACGTAGACCAATTGCTAGGAAGTGCAGGAATTGCCATGATTAGTAAGTCCCGTCAATGTACACAACATCACTCGGTACGATAGTAATGATGTATTCAGTTTCTGTAAACATTATTCGTTGTCCTTAGGCGGTTCTACCAGTTTTGAAAAAGGCATCGATTTGTTGAATAGACAATACATCAGAACTAATGTTGGCTTCAATACCAATCTGAAACACTCTACCAGAACCGCTTACTTGTTGTCTTAGTTGATTGATGATTGTTCCTGAATTGTACTCAGCTATGTTGTACTCAGATACGTTGTATTCTGCTCTTGGTTGTCTTGCTTGTAAAGCTATTTGGGCTGTTGAATAATTACCTGAGTAGTCTACACCCCAATTTAAGAAGATCTCAGTGTTAGGTCCACCAATAACAAGCATAGAAAACTTCTTTAAGATCTTTATGATAGAGGCATTACCAGCATCAATGTGTGATGTGTAATAAGCAAACCTGAATGAACTGCCATTGTCAGAGTACATAGCACCATATTCACCGATATAGCCTACACGGCTGATGTATAGTTTCCTGTCTCTGGTGGACAATAACGACTTAGGAGCTATAGTCCAAGTAGTTGCTTTACAGCTATTATCTTGTAGTCGTTGTTTTAGATCAAAACAATAGGTGTAGATCCTTGTAGGTAAACTAAGTAGATAGAATCCGTTACGTTCATCGAACACAGATTTAATATCATCAGTAGTTGTGTTAGCAGCTACATCAGCAATCAAGTCATCACGGACATTCCTTGATACATCGAACAATGGTCCTGATTTCTCTTGAATAGTTCTACCTAGACTACGTACACCTGTATCAGACAAGAAGAAGATATCACTACCTACATCTTGTACAGAATCTCTAGCAATACATCCTACACCGTCAATAACCTCTACTAACTTAAGGTTTGTTGTAGGGTCTTCTTCAGCACCAGAATAGATGATAGTGCTTTTCTTACAGAATATGATCAACAAGCCATTAAAGGCTGCTAAGGCTGTGATACTGTCAGAGCCATTAGTTAAGACAGATTCAATGCTGATAGAACCATGAGTACCGCTACCACCACCCCATTTATAACCAATCAAAGCATCTGACCAAGTAACTGTCTTTTTATCTGTGGTGGTGTCCGCAACCCATAGACGACCATAAGCTGCTAACACTTCATTGGCTAATGGCACAGTACCTGAATAGGAAGCATGTGCTGACATCTTCTGCCATGTGTTACCAGCATGATCATACAACAGTGGATCATGACCACGTTGAAAGAAGTAAGTATGACTATTAAAGTTTACTGCTTTCCAGTTCTGTGCTGTCCAGGTAGCATCAGAGTAAACCTGGGTAAGTGTTGTCGTACCAGTGAAGATCTTCTTATCACCGATAGAACCGATAACTGTAGTACCATCAGACTTAACAATTTCAAAGATCAATGATGGTTCTTCACCGTTAAAACCTAAGGTAGTGTTGACGTTATCCCAACCTTTCCTAGCTGCAATACGACCATATTGGTCAATAACAGCATTCTCAGCACGAAGTGCAAACTCTTTAGGTAAAGCTACAGAAGAGTCTTGAGTATTGAGACCAGCAAAGCCTGGAGCAACAATACTTACTGACCTCAATTCAGCAGCCATTATGACCACTCCCAGATTGTTTCATCACCGTAACGCTCTGCTTCAATAGAGATATAAGAAGCCACTGCTTTACGATACAGATCAGCTTGTTGTTCGCTTAAACGTCCACCATCTTCACCACGTTCATTGATAGCACGAAGATAAGCACCTTGGATAACTAACTCTGAAGGGACATAAACAACATCAGTACCAGCGGACAAATCAGCCTGTGGTATAACACAGTCTACCTTTACCGTTAGCACTGACGATGGGATAGGCCATAGATCAAGAGTAATAACACCAGTAGATGATGTGCTGTTACCAATAGAAAAATAAAAAGGATCTCCATTCACTGAACCTTGAAGATTATTCCATTCATGCATTTGATTCTGTGTAGCTTGCTGAAGATCTCTCTTCAGCGATGGTATGTAAACCACTAACAACCTTGCTCTTGGGTTAGTGGTAGGTATTTCGTAGTTCTGTGTACCGTTAGCAGTGGTGATTGTCTTTGTTGTACGAAGCACAGACCAGTTCCAAGCATCTTCAACTTCTCTCTTAGCTTCATTAACAAAATCACCAATTAACTTAACATAGGCTGTATCAGTTGGCGTGATAGCCTCTGTCTCTCGTATACGGCGTAAAACACCATTGATGCAGTCTAAGAATGTAGCCATTACCATTTCACCTTATTAGCAACTGCTTTACATACTGATATAAAATACTCTTGAGAAAATGCTTGTTTCATCATATTTACATCTTTATGTAAAAGTTGAATATTGTCTTTTAAATAGCCCTCAGAAGAGTCAATCCTATCAATAGATACAGTAGAAGTAAGCCCTTTATCTGACCATCCTATAGGAGTACCTGATAAAGCACAAACATGGTTTTGACTATCCCACATTGTGATAATATCCTCTGGTTTTAACTCCCACACATACCCCCTATGTAAACCACCTTTTCTTTTTATTTCAAACCAAGTTATTGGCATCGGTCCTATACGACCTTTAAAGTTATTGTCATGATTAGCACAGCTTTTACAAAGCCAGCCCCCACGTACTGCTGAATTAAAATGGTCTTTCCTACCGTACGTTTGAATAGCATTACATCTAGGGCAGTTTTTAAAAAATTGTTTCTGTACTAACATAATTCTACCATTTAGTACGGTTGGACCAGTACGCAGCAGACATCTTACCTTTAGCAATGTTCTTAGCGTGGCGAGCCTTGAATGATTTATTTCTAGCAGAACCTTCTGGAGAACCTGAAACACCTTGTTGACCAAACCGAATCGTCTTAACTTGATCACCGTCCTTTGCTACAACAATGTGGGATTTAGTAGGATGTGTTGGGGTTTTTTTAGGGCGATTATATCCAGACACTCCTGCTCTTTCCAGCCTAGAATCCTTTTTCATTTCTTTTTCTTTGGCTTAGACATACCAGCTTCAGACAAAGCAATAGCAACTGCTTGCTTACGAGACTTAACCACAGGACCACCTTTGCCACTGTGTAGAGTACCTTCTTTGTACTCTCTCATAACTTTACGTACTTTAGCTGGTTTCTGTTTCATGACGGATAACCCATCTTCTTCTCTTTAGCCTTCATAGCCTTAGACTCTTTCTTCTCATGCATCTTCTTTGCTTTCTTTGATGCATACTCTTCAGCAGCTTTTTTACCTTTAGCTGTGTAAGGAAACTTCTTATTCGCTACCATCGGCATTTTTATTCCCCTTGTTACGTCTAAACATACATTGAACGGTATCTGTTTCCCATATACGAATAGCAGTCCAAACAATTGTTAAGATTGCAGCTATTGCTGGTAGCAGTTCAGCCAAAGTACCCACCACAGTGAGGATTGAGATAGCATCTCCAACTTGTTTGACATGTTCATCAGCTTGGAGAGCCATGTATTACTCCGGTTTTGGATACTTAGCCTTCACAGCTAAACAAGCATCTATATACGCTTGTACCTGTGCTTGATCACCTTTAACGATCCCATCAAGGTAGTCACTCATAGGTGGGTACTCAGCAGCACGTTGCCGTTGATACTTAGTTTGCTCATACTTAACTTTTTCGGCAGCAAAGTCAACTAAAGCTGCTTCTACTGCGGCAATTTCTTCTTCGCTAAGAGGTATTTCTTGTATTTCACCTGTACTGACGTTGACAACTGTATTAAACATATAAACCTCACGATGCGTACATGATGTTGACACTACCTGCTTGGAAACTTTGGCCTGAAGCTGTAAGAAGTTTTATCTGCGTCAGTGTGCCACTTAAAGCAAGTCTACCTGCGCTAGTAACAAGACAGGAACCATCGCTTAAAGTGCAGACATTAGTCCCAATCCAGCGGTAGGCAGAAGAATCCTCCAGACTAAAAACATAAGTTCCATAAAGCCCCGCTGTCGCATTACTTAAGCGCACCACAAACCCACTAGTATCAGTGCTTACACCCCCATGAGAGCTGCTGGTATTATGCTTTATTGATTGGGTTGCATAACCGCTTACAGCAAACCCACCACTACTTCCTAATTGGATATACAAATCATCCCCAGTAATCCACACATTATTAAGTGAAACAATAATTAACTTTGTTCCTGATGGGATACCAGTAAAGGTTTTTGATGTTCCGCTTGTTGTAGAAACGCTGGTTGCTGATGTAAAAGCGGTAGACGATCCTGTTGTTGAAAGCGTACCGGCGGACAAAGATAATCCACTACCGACAGTTACGTTACTGAAACCACCACTACCACTGTTAGCTAATAACTGTGCTGACGTACCTGTTGTAGCAACGGCATAGTCTGTTCCAGCAGCGGCATTGCTAAAGCCTCCTGTACCGTTTCCTTTTAGGATTGCTGTACCAGACGTTGCCGGTGCGTAGTCAGTACCGGAAGCAGCATTAGAGAAACCACCACTACCATTACCTTTAAGAATACTTGTACCACTAGTTGCTGGTGCATAATCAGTACCAGCAGTTGCTGTAGTGATTGCGGACGTACCAGCACCTTTCAACAAAGAGCCAGCACTAAAGGTAGTAGCGCCAGTACCGCCATTAGCAACTGGAAGCGTACCTGTAACACCTGTCGTTAATGGTAATCCAGTCGCATTAGTTAAGTTTAGATCTGCTTTAGTAGCAATAGCCGTAGCTATGTTATCAAACTCTGTGTTGATCTCAGTGCCTTTTACAACCTTATTCGCATTACCGCTTGGTAAGGAGTCTTTAGCAGCAAAGTTAGTGCTTTTGGTATAGTTAGACACAATCAATCCTCTTTAGTTGACTTTGTGACCTTAACTTTACTTTCTTGTTTTTTATCTTCTTCTTTTACTTCTTCATAGTCTGGATGCCTACGCATCTGCTCAATGTCGTATTCGTATTCGACATTCATTAAGTTGTTTGACCATTTGCATCTAAAAGTGACCATAGTAACCTCTTATATGAAAGAGGCTGCCGAAGCAGCCCCTCTTTAGCTTTTATTAGCTAGGGATGATCAAAGCAATACCAGCATCGTTACGAAGCTCTGCAACACCATATAGCGTGTCAGCAGTGTACAGCGTAGCAAGGTACTCTTGCTTGTACTGAGCCTGTGAGCGAACAGCCATTTGCTCTGCAAGAACCATTGCATCCTTGTGGAACATCAAGCAAGCACGAGGAGCAGTACCAGAAGAAGCATAAGCAGTGTCAGCGTTGC